ACATCAATTCCTACGATTCTGTAATCAATTGTAACTAAAAACTGATTATTATCTACGTCGGGAGTAACAATTACATCATTAACAACAACTCTCGGTTCATAGTTTTCAATTACTAAACGAATTTCTTCACGTAAAGTAATGGCGGTTTCTACATCAACGTTTTCAAATAATAATTTTTTAACTTCAGACCCGTAGATTGGGTCAAAAAATCTTTCACCACGACCAGTGAGAATTAAATTTCTAACTGCTCGTGCAATCGCACTCTCATTTTTAAGTTGAATGAAGTCTTTCGTTAAAGGATTAACCTGAAACGTCATACTTACATCTCTGAAAGATCGACTAACTCTTTCTACGGGCATTGAATATTATAATTCTATCTTATTTATTAGGGATTTTTTGATTCGTAAAGCGGTTCTGTCCCATACTCCCAATCATCATAGTCTTCATCATTACGAATTTTCGCATGAAGTTCATTTTGAACATTGAAATTATGCTTTTTTGGAGTGAGATCATCGTTTGAGATCTCACGAAGCATTTTTTTGTCTTGGATTTCTTTGTCCCAACCATAATCATTTGTTAAGTGGGCAGTTCCCCACATCTCACGCATGTAATTTGAGTCCCTATCGGTACGTTTAAACATTGTTTTGCTCCTGATTTCATGAAAATCAGAACTTTTTACGGGGTTGCTATCCCGAAATCAATTCATCATAGTCATTTCCGAGTATTTCTTTCAAATATTCCTTGTCCCAGTGAGTGTAATAGGTTGTTTTTGCTAATTGTTCACGAAATTTTTTCAATTTTTCCTTAGGTTGACCTAAAATTAAGTTATATTTTCCATTATTTGTCTGAACTCCATTGATGAAAGTGTTATAAGAAGCACAATCTTCAAAAAAATCCCAGAGTTCATGCTTTTCGTTATAGAAATCTACCCACTTTTGAACTTCAGGTAGGGTAAATTCATCTTCAATGATATAAATTACTACATCTTTACCAGCAATCGGTTCAATTTCTGCTGCTGAGCACTCTACGATCTCATATTTCGCTACTGCTGCATAGGGACAAATGGGAAATCCATCAAGTTCTGGTCTTTTGCCCGATACAAACTTGATCCATTCAAGAATGTATTCTTTCTTTGATAGAAAATCGGAAGTCATAGAGATAAACGCGCATTAAAAAAGGGCATAGATTGCCCTTTAAAATTATTCTGGTTGAGTTTCTTCCTCAGTTTCTTCCTGAGTTTGTGGTGTTTCATCAAAATAACCTGGAGGACCGTCATATCTGGTTTTAGTAATGGGATTACCCCCATTTACTTGTCCTGCAGACCATTGAAAGACCTGACTCATTTGCCTTGACCTCTGTAACGTTTACGTGCGCCATTACGGCTACTCGCAGAGTATTTAGTATGTTTACCAGTTCCTTGACGAGTTCGCTTGGGTTTGCTCTCAATTACTACCTTGTTTCCAGTGAGAGATTTACGCGCCATTAAATTTCCTCCAGTTGAATATAATTAGGATCAAATTCCATCCCATCAGAATCATAAAATTCTTCAGAGAGGTTAAGGAGAGCCTCTGCACACTCCTCATATGAGAGGCTCTCATGAATCACATCACCCTTGTAAAGGATTCTGTACATCAGATAATGCGAGTCTTTTCGTGCCCAACACGAACGCGAGGGTCGCACCAGATCTTGAATCCAGCATCGATAGCATCGAGACAGAACGAAACGTCCTCTCCGCACATATCCTGAACATTACCAGATTCAAAGACTTGCATCTTAGGAGCGAACCAAGGGTATTCCAGGTTCTCAAAGACTCCATTCTTAATCAGAACCCAACCGAAACCAGTGTAGTCTACGGTGAAGGGCTTTTTACGCTTGCTCAGTGAATCGACAGTTTCGTGATTCATCACGCCACCGTTCTTGCGGAAATCATCTTCTTCCAACCAGTGAGCAACTGAAGATGTGTGACCATCCTCTGTAGCGTACCAACCAGCGACGACTTCGCGCTCATCTCCTTCAGCAGGGAGAGCAAGATCACAGAGTTGCCAGAACTTTTCTGTAGTAAACACGATATCACTATCAATCCAGAGTTGATAATCATAAGGCAGTTTACCATCCCAGGGAACCTGCTTCGGACCCCTCAGAACGTTTGCTCCGAGAACTTTGCAACGTGCGAAGTTTACCATTGATGAGTAGTCTTGCGAGATCTGAATACTCATCTGATTTTGTACAAGATCAAAACAAAGTTGTACAAAATTTTTCAGAAAAATGAAAGAACAACCTCTGCCTGGTAGACAGAATACAATCGACTTTCCTCGCATACGCGCTTTAATCGCGTCGTAGTCCCACTCCTCAGCAGACTGCTTAGCGGGCGCAGTAGTTTTTACAGTAAATCCTTTGGCCATAAGTTTAAACTATTTACGAATTCATTATAGAGAGAATATCAGAGAAAGTCAAGAGGCGACGATCTCATCGTAACTCAAATCATCTCGATTCACTTCCGTAAAAATAGACACCAGATTATTGAGATCTTTCCAGGATCTTTGAAATTCTTCTTCGCTTAGAGATGTATAAATTGCAGTTCCCTTTGCGTATATGTTATATTTCCTTTCCATAAAAGTAATCTGGTCCCAAAATTTTTCGCGGAATTTTTTTTACGAGAATCATTTAAGTGCTGTATTATATATGAGAAATTTTTTTAAGAGATCTTATATTTCTCTCGCTCTTTCAAAGGTTTGTAGGTTAGGGTAGTTAAGGCTTTTATATACGCACGGCCGCCAAAGTATAAAGAATTGGCGCAACTTTAACTGCTGCTGATAACGAATAGGAAGAACGAATACTATAAGAAAAGGGGAGCATTCGTGCCCCCCTCAGTGTTACTCAGAACGCAATGGGATTCAGAGTAGGACCAGCAGAATCTTCAGCAGAGTTAGCGTCACCATCGCCAGCAGCAATTGATTCCAGAATCGAAAGAATTTCGTTCCCAGTGCTACCCTGACGAAGGAGCGAAACATACAGATCAGAAGTCATGAGTCAGTGTTAATGAAGAAAGAACAGTTGGAGTCTTTTAGGGCGCTGCCGTTCCCGTATACATTAGGCGGCGCAGAGAGTGCTATTCAGTGCGCGATTAATATCCCTCTCAATGTTCTTAAACATGCGACTGCAGGAAGGAGTCTTAGGGGTCACAACTTGTGCGCCTGAGGTATGCTTCCACACCGCATGATTCTTACAACGGACCAGGGAGAAACCCCGATCAGACATAAACGAATTGAGTTTGGATTGGATGGTCATGATGTAATCGTGATCGACACGAAATGGGGTTGGAAAGGTGTTAACCAGGATCACCAAACGGTGACTGCGAACTTACTCTCCCACTCTTCAAATTCGCAAACCTCATCATAGAAATCGGGGGTCTCTTTAGGTGCCTTGTTGATAGCGTTGCGGCACTGCTCTACGATCTCATCGAAGGAGTAAGTGCTCATCGGGATGTAACGCATGATCGATTCAGTAGAGGTGAATTTGGGGGGCGAATCTTCCCTCCCCCCGATGTCCTTAGTATGCCCCAGAATGGGGGGCAGTGGGGAGAATCGTGGACAGTTCAGTAAGTGGTCACTGATGCCTTGACGGAGCGCAGCAAATGTTGTACCTTGTCCTGTTGCAACTTAATTACAACTTGGGAGTTACGGTTTGCCTTACTGGTCCCCAGAAATGCATTGATTCCGTTGTTACTGGTCACGCGCAAACGCAGACCGCAATCGTATACGTTACCCTCCGCATCTACAAAGTAAATCATGCGGGAGGACTTACCGTTGCCCTTGAGAACAATAGAGTAACCGTTGGAGATGTAATCGTGTGCAGGATGTTGATCTGCAGCGAATACATAGATCTCCGAAGTCTTGGTGTCGTTGATCACAACATCAAACCCGCAGTTAGCATCAATCAAACCGCGACGGAGAATCTCAGTAACCTGTTCAGAGGTAAGACTATCCAACGCCAACTCACAAAGGGCATTGAAACCATCCCGAATCTTCAGGACAAAATCTTCATCAGAGCGCAGCGATTCGGGCATCTGACGCAATTCCTTCATGTTGGAAAGGAAGTGGTCAAAAGTATCACCCAGCACATCATTGTATGCGCTGGTGTTGAACCAATCAAACGATCCGTTGGTGATACCATCCTTGCGCTTAATGCTGATGCGCTGATAACCAGCAACGGCATCTTCCTTACACTTAGTCCCGCCGCGCTTTTCTACAGTGGCGGGGTAAATCTTCTTCTCATTCAGAATACGAACAGTAACGTCCTCATTCTTAACGCCTTCGCGGTGAGAAAGTCCAGTGGTGTTGTACATTGTGATCGACACGGGATAGAGTTTGCTGGGAGTCTTTAGGGCGCTCCCGTTCCCATCAATCAACCGAAAGTTACAGGGCGGACATCATCAGCGTGGGTCTCAGAATACTGTGCTGCCCAGATAGAAGCAGGATGACCCACAGGATCAGTAATCCGATTGAACTTGCTGCCGTCATTCTTATAACCAACCCACACGGTCTGGCGATCAGAAAGGCGGGTGGCGGGTGAGAAGCGCATCGGTTGAACTCCTTTGACTCTTTAAGTATTGCACCTTATGGGGGGCAGCGGGCGATTTGGTGGACGGTTCGCTGACTGGCACACTAAGGGGCAAGGTACGCGGGCGATCCGCAAGACTTATAAAATTCGATCATACGGATTGCCTCATCATACGTTCCGAACCATTGTGAACGCCAAGCGCAATCATTGTAAGGAACTTGATAACGAACTTCGTAGCGAATCATGATCAGAATTGGGGTTCGATTACAGTGAAGATTACAACCTTGCGATTGAAAGGTTGCAGGCAAAGATTAATGAAACGAAGCATGATTTTAAGATTCAGAAGTCGAAAACGTCGCCGTTAATTTCAGCACGGTTCACCTTAGGATCATCCCAACGTACACCATCGGGAGTTTCCTTGGTGCCGAATTCATAGAATGCATCCAGCAAATCTTCATAGCAGCAGATATCATGCTGCTGAATGAAGTCGTAGATGCTCTCATCATTCTCAATCCAGAGAACAACATTCCAGGTCTCATAATTGGTCCAACCGTTATAAGTGCGGTCGGTGATGTTGGTCTGGTAGGTCGTCGGCATCGGTCGAATTCCTTTGACTCTTATAGTATTGCACCTCAGAGGGTGCTATGGGGAGAATGGTGGACAGTTAATCAAGCGGCACACTGAAAGCGCCCGCTGTTGAAATTATGATAGGAAAAGACCTCACGATTGACCAACTTAAACATACCAAACTCATTGGTCATCACATAACCTTCGGCATCAATTCGATTGTAACCGATGTAAGCAGCAGGACCATCATTGCGGCAAAGGAACAAACAATCATCCTTGATTGACTTCACCAATGCCCACAAACGGATCAGGTTAGGATCACAATCAAACTCATTTACGCTCTCAGTGCTAATCTGTTCACCAGCACGAATGCAGGCATTCAGTTGTTGCTTAATCTTCGCTGCTTCCTTATCAGAAACAAACTCCACAGCAGTAGACATTTGGCGGGCAAAGTTGCACACCTCTTCTACATCAGCGAAGGAAGTTTGACCGTGCAGAATGTATGCATTCGGTTGCACAAACTTCACGTAAGCAGTATCAGTGATCCTGAACTTCATCGGGGAAGCAACAGCATCACGAAGATCATTCTCAGCAGTGTATACCGTATGCGGTGCAACGATTACACACTGATCTACGATTTCAGGAAACTTATAAGTGATCGTGTTGGGAGTATAAGTATCACAACCGCTGAAACCAATAAAATCACCTTGGATGATAGAATTGGTGCGAGGAAGATAATCAAAGCAAACGTGCAGAATACGCGCAACTTCACCTTGATAGAAGAGATCAATCTCCTCATGATTGTGAGCAATACGAATCTTTTTCTTGTTAAAAACTGCCTTGGTTCCTACAAAGAACTCGCCGCAGGCAGGATCAATCCCCCACACAATCGCAGGAGCACCATCAATCTTAACGCTGAGATTGCTCTCAGTTACAAACCAATCCAGGACAGAAAGATCACCCGTCAGGATGGAATCTTCGGGGTGTTCGAGGTGGGTGTTTTTCATGCTTTAAGTATTGCACGGATTCGGGGGGATCGCAACCCCCCTTGTGCCAGTTCCCCAACCGTCACACGGCATCGGGGGATTCTTTTAACTCAATCCCATTATCTGCAAACCATTCTTCATCATAACACTCACGAATCTCAGTGATAAGTTCTTCCTCACTGTACTTGTTATACTCTTGAACCAACGTATCAAATACAAATTGCTCCATCGTTTTCATGTCCATGGAGTCCATCACGAACTCAGCATACTTCTCAACAAGTCCGCTGAAATCGTCAGTCCAGGTGTAAGCGTTGTTAGTCATGATTCAGTCGTTGGTGGGATGATTTACGATTTGATCTTCAATCTGATTTGCTAATTCTTCCATCCATTCACGATCTTCGTCATCTTCATACTGTGCATTATCACGAACAATTTGTAACAGGAAATCAATTTGTTCGTCGGTGAAGTGATACTCCTTAAGTGCAGTCATCAGACCTCATCACGCATTTCGGACAGTTTCTCATACAGTACAGGAACATCTGCACCCACAATTTCACTCACTTCGTCCCAATCATCATGAAACTCAATGAGAGCGAGCAGTGCATCCAATTCTTCAAAAGTTAGAGAAGTGAGAGTCATAATCAGTATTCGTAATCGCCGTTCAGATAATCATTGAAGTTAAAGTCTTCGCTATCTTCAATCTCAGGAATGTTAAGGTCGAAGATCTCACCAGGAGCATCTTGGATTTCGGACCAAAGTTCTTCAAACATTGATTTCCTCCTTTGACTCTTATAGTATTGCACCTCTCAGGGTGCTTTGGGGAGAACAGTGGACACCTTACCGACTGTCCACCACGAATATTAATTAGAAAAAAAGAGGGGAGAATTCCCCTCAGTTAAGACGCATTCCAGAAAAGAACGGAATCGCGCCACCTGCCTGACTCACGAACCAATCAAAGTTCTTTTGAAAGACACGCTCACCAGGCACACCATGCTCGGCAAGAATAGCATTCAGGCGAGACTTGGTGGTGTTAGTTTGATGCCCACCATCAAACAATTCGATCCAGGTTTCACCAATCCGAGCGATGAGGTTACCATGCAGAAACACATCGGTAACGTTGCTGCAACTCACGACCTCGGTGTTAGCAGACTTCCAATCAACCTGATTGTTGATTGCGTTGTTCATCTGCTGTTCAATCTTACGCATGATCGACAAAATTGCGTTGACTCAGGTAGTATGGACCAGATCGTGGGCAATTGCAAGGGGGTGTGTGCCAGTACCTCAACTGTCCCAGAGTTGGCTCTCCAGTACGGTATACTTTACGTTCGCATCGTTAAATGATACTCCATCGGGAGTTTCGTAGAGGCTGAACTTATTTGCCTCAAACACGAATTCTTTATAAGAACCGCAGCGGTGGCGTAGGTTAGATCCAAGTGCATCTAGAGTAAGGTAGTTTGCTACGCTCTCAGTTTGTGCATTTTCCCATACACCGTAGTCTTCTACAATTTCTTCAACAATTAATTCTTCGGACATGTTACTGATATCAGGTCTAGTAGTATTTAACTATTTGGGGAGTTTTGGTCATTCTCAATAATGGTGCTTATTGAGAATATTAAGATATTATAAAACCCTAGACAGATGTCTAGGGTTATGGTACAATCACCATACTCGATCTAAAGTCAGATCCTCAACATAAGCCTTAACATTCTCATCACCACCAAGATCAAAAAGATCTTCCCAATCTATTTGATGTGGGTCGAAGTCTTCGAAGACTTCAAGTTCAAGAGTAATTCTGTACTTTTGTTTCTGTGCGTAAGGCATAAGAATCTGTCCGCGAACTACATGTATCATAACATGAGAACATGCACATGTCAATACATATGTGCATCGAGATCATGTGAATATATATGCATACCTTATCGAGATTGTGTGCTTAAGCACATCGAGATGGTGTGGGTAGGGGTGAGTGGGGTGCAGCACGATTCTTGCACTATATGCATATCTCGTCGAGATCTATGCACGATTCTAGCACGAGATTTGATGCATATCTCGTCGAGATTGTGTGCGATTCTAGCACGAGATTTGTGTATAAGATATTGTGAATCTAGTCGAGATGTTATAAGATATTGTGAATCTAGTCGAGATATTATGTGTGATTCTCGACTAGATTTTGTGACGGGTATCTAGTCGAGATTCTGAAGAGTTTGGCGACTCTTGATGTATTATAAGATCTCGTCGAGATTTCGTCAAGTCCTCGTCGAGATTTTGTGTCGGGGTCCTGATAGTTTTTCGGCGGGTCTTGACTTTTTCGCGGAGTTCTGATAGAATGCGGGCTTAGATCACAAGACCTGGGCACATTTATAAGAACATTATACACAAGACCCACACTCATTATTCTCAACAATAACACCTATTGATTCTCATTTAAACAACTAATTGAGAAAAGATATAAACAACACATATATGTTTTTAAATACATTTTTAATTGATTTTAATCACTTTTTCACCTTTTTTCATCATATTTCGGTCAATATCGTCCCATAATTCAAGAGAATCAACATACTCCATAATATCACACAACAACCTCCATTTATACTCACTCTCCATGCTTTCACGATCACCGAGGTTGTACTTACCTAAGTCAGCATAATAGGAATGCTTCGTCTCAAGATAACTCTTTAATTGAGAATACTTACTCTTCTTCATCATCATCTAACTCCACATCATCGGTTAAATCTTTAAGTCTTTGAAAGAAGTTTTCATCTAATGGAACTACCTTCTCTTTACCTGTTTCTACATCATCTGCAAGTTGCATGAGATATTCAAGAAACTCTTTTGGATATACATCATCTTCATTTAATGATGCCCAGAACCATTCAATGCATTCTTGTTCTGGATCATCTTCTTTCAGTAATGCATAACCCTTATAATTGGAAGTCATGAGATCAGACCAAATACGAAAAGTCATACTCATAGATTGCCAACCAGTCATCCAACAATGACCAATCCAATACTCCCACCAATTCAGTTTAGTTTTATTCTTTGCTGTTCCTTTCAATGGTGTACTAAACATTTAACTCTCCTGGTTTAAATACCGTATTACATTCAGGGCATTTCCAATATTCAATTTTCCATGTTTGTTCATTTCTTCCTCCTAACAGTTTAGAATAAAATGCAGCAGGTTCACATGTATGCTTAAGTTCATCAGAGATTTCATCATCTACAAGATTGCATTTACATGATGGGCAGGTTTTCCATTGAAGTGGATTCATTTTCTATCAGAATCAAATTTAATCCATTTTGCGATATTCAGACACATTAGAATTGTTTCATGCTCACGATCATAGAGGGCAAAATTGCCTTTTTGTTTTGCAAGATAACGTCTTTGATGAGCACAACCCCAAACATTATAATAGATCTTATCCTTCTCCGTCAACGTCAGATTCCTCATCAAGTTCATGTAGATGATCCCAACTCCAAGTGCGGGAGATCAGATCTACATCACATCCAAACTTATACACCCAGAAGAGAGCACCAAAGAGACCATTACTTCCCATTGTAATTTGAACATAAGGCCCTGATGGATAATCATTCCAACTCACAGAGAATTGCAGTAATGATCGATGCCTAATAAACTTTGGAACATGTTTACCAGTATTGAGAATTTGAACATACCAATCATGTCCAAAGTCTTGACGATGTTTAAATTGAATTAAGTTCATGATTCTTCATCCCATGGTGCTTTTTTGTTGAGTATTTCTTTAAACCTTGCAATTCTTTCTGGATCAGGTGGTTCATTGATTGCCTTAATCAGTGCATCATATGCTTCCTTCGAAACATACATCTTTTGTGGTTTCATGCCCAGATGTTTGATACACTTACGTTCCCATCTCCATTCTTTGTATCTATACCACAGAGGCAATATAAAGTTTAAGACCATCTTCCCAATCTCAACTTACGTTCTGGCGACATACGAGGATCATAAGGATCATCATAAGGATAGATGTATTCGCAACACCAACCCCACGATAATGCCTCCCAGAAGTCATCAACCCCATAAGGATATTGGGTAGTGTAACAATTTATGATATACTCAATATTGCGGAAACCTTCAATAAACCATTCCCATTTGGTCATCTGCCAGTATTCTTTCCAGGTCACGGCGTTTCATCACCAACACTCATTTTATCAATAGAAAAACCACCAGGAACATTATGTGGTTTCATATAGAAAATGATTTTATCACCACGAGCAAGTTGTTCTTCAATTCCTTCCATAGTAGCATACATTCCCTTTCTCACAGGTTGTGGAAGAGAATTGAGTGCGTCTTCAATTGTTTGTCTTTGTTCTTGTGTTAGTTG